AAAAATAACAAAGGATTGTTCTTGTCTCCAACTGGATCAGGAAAGTCCTTGATGATTTATAGTATTGTTCGGTACTACGTAGCTACAAACAAAAAAATTCTTCTTATTGTTCCAACAACATCATTGGTGGAGCAGATGTTAAAGGACTTCAAAGATTATGGATGGGATGCCGATCAATTCTGTCATACAATTTATTCGGGCAAAGATAAGAACACAGATAAGCCTGTCATCATTTCTACATGGCAATCAATCTACAAATTCCCCAAAAGGTATTTTGACGATATTGACTGTGTTATCGGTGATGAAGCACACTTATTTAAGTCGAAGTCCCTCACAGGAATTATGACTAAGCTTCATAATGCCAAGTATCGTTTTGGATTTACTGGAACTCTAGACGGCAGTAAGACTCACAAGTGGGTACTAGAAGGTTTGTTTGGTCCATGTGAAAAAGTCACTAAAACAGATGATCTAATTAAGAAAGGTCACTTGTCCAATTTTCGTATCAAGATTCTGGTCTGTAAGCATGAGTATCAATACTTCGAAGATTATCATGCTGAGATGGAATATATTGTTACTCACCAAAAAAGAAATAATCTAATCAAAAATCTTGTCAAAGATTTGAAAGGAAATACTTTGGTTCTATTTAACTATATTGAAAAGCATGGTGAACCTTTATATGATTTAATAAATAATAGTGTGGAAACTTCAAGAAAAGTTTTCTTTGTACATGGTTCCACTGATATTGAAAATAGAGAACAAGTTAGAGTAATTACTGAGCAAGAAAATGATGCTGTAATTATTGCTTCATATGGAACTTTTAGTACTGGTATCAACATTAAAAGATTACACAACATTATATTTGCTTCTCCTTCTAAATCTAGAATCAGAAATCTACAGTCTATTGGTAGAGTACTTCGTAAAGGTGAAGGGAAAGATATAGCAACTCTTTATGATATTGCTGATGACATATCTAATGAAAATAGACAAAATTATACTTTAAATCATTTAGCAGAAAGAATCAAAATATATCAAGAAGAAAATTTTAATTATGAAATAATAAAAGTAAATTTAAAATAATGGAAGAAGAATTTTATTCAACAATTAAATTATCTTCTGGAGAAGAAATTATAGCAAAAGTTTGCTACTTACCAGAAGAAAATAGTATTCTAATAGAGAATCCTAAATTAGTAGATACCAAAACAATTAATAAAAATGGAAAGTCTATTAATGGATTTGTATTAAAAGATTGGATTAACTCTACATATGAAAATATGTTTATTATAAAGATGAGTCAAATAATTACTATGACTGAACTTGATAAAAGAATAGAAGAATATTATATTAATAATATTAATAATTATGATGACTCTATTAATATAAAACCCAAATCATTTAGTTCTCGAATGGGATACTTAGGATCTGTTAAATCTACTAAAGAGTACTTGGAGAATATATTTAATAATCTTTAGATATTATTTAAAGAACTTAAAGCAGTCCCTTAACCCTGGACAGAGTTATTGTACTGGATTTTATGAGGTTTGTCAAGTACCTGTGGAAAACCCTGTAATGCTCTTGACAAACCCCAGTAATTTTGGTATAGTGACTGTTGGAGAAATATTCACAGACTCATGAAATATGACAAAAGCAAAACCAGAAAATTATGTTAATAACAAAGAATTTTTAGATGCTTTAATAAAGTATAAAAAATCTGTGAATGATGCTATAAAAAATGATAAAAGGAAACCAAAAATTCCAAACTATATTGGAGAGTGTTTTCTGAAGATCGCTACACACTTATCATACAAACCTAACTTTGTTAACTATATGTTTAGAGAAGATATGATAAGTGATGGTATAGAAAACTGTGTTCAATATATTGATAATTTCGATCCAGAAAAATCAAAAAATCCTTTTGCATATTTCACTCAAATTATTTGGTTTGCTTTTCTGAGAAGAATATCCAAAGAAAAAAAACAATTAGATATTAAAAATAAACTTTTAGAAAAATCTGGTTATGATGAAGTAATGCATACAGACAATTATGGTTCTGATATGTTGGATATGAATTCTAGTTTTTCCGATATGGGAACTATAAAAGAAAATATAGAAGTTAGAATGAACAGACAAGGAGTTTATTGAAATGACTGTAGCGTTGATAACAGACCAGCACTTAGATGGGAGAAAGGGGAGTATTGTTTTTTGGGAATACTTTAAAAGATTTTATGATGAAGTTTTTTTTCCGACACTTAAGGAACGAGGGATATCAACTGTTATCGACCTCGGAGATACGTTCGATAATCGTAAGAACATTGATTTTAATGTTTGGAATCGCATTCGTAAGTCTTATTTTGATCGTCTCAGGGACGCTGGCATTTCTGTTCATATGATTCTTGGCAATCATTGTACTTATTATAAAAATACAAATGAAATTAATTCTCCAGAACTTCTTCTAAAAGACTACGACAACATTGAAATTTATTCTAGTCCAGAAACAGTAATAATTGATGGTACTAAAATTCTTATGTTGCCTTGGATTAATCAAGAAAATTATGAAGAGACAATGAGATGGATTAATGATACTAGTGCTGAGATTGCTATGGGTCATCTAGAGTTGAATGGTTTTGAAGTTACTCCTGGAATGAGAATGGAACATGGTATGGATCCAAGTATCTTTCATAAATTCAAACAAGTATTTTCAGGACACTTTCATCACAAATCTTCTAGAGATAATATAACTTATTTGGGTAATCCATATCAAATGTTTTGGAATGATTACAAAGATCCTAGAGGTTTTCACTTATATGAAACGAAGAAAAACAAACTCGAATTTATTAAGAACCCGTTCGAGATTTTCCAAAAAATTTATTATAATGATGCTGATCCTAATTTCAGCATCGATACCACTCAGTATTCAAACTCTTTTGTTAAGGTTATCGTAGAAAATAAAACCGATTACTATAAGTTTGATAAATTTATAAATGGTTTGTATGATAACAATGTAGTTGATTTAAAAATTGTAGAAGATTTTACAATATCCAACAATAACTACGAAATTGATGACACCGAAATAAAAGATACCTTAAGTTTGTTGAATGAATACATTGATGAAGTAGAGCTTTCCGTAAATAAAAATTCATTAAAATCTTTAATGAAATCTCTATATATTGAAAGTTGCGAGATTAGTTGATGTATGTATATTTTAACTCTAGAATCAAATCCAGAAGGAGTATATTGTATTAAGAATGATATAGGAGAACAAATAATTCCTATATTCGAAGAAGAAGATGATATAGAAAGATACTCTTTTTTACTTGAAGAATCTTTAGATATTCCTCGGTTAAAAATAATGGAAGTAGATGAAGAAGATTTAATTTATGCGTGTCAATCAAGAAACCAAAAATATACTATAATTACTTCAGATGATCTGATTATTCCTCCGAAAGATTTGGCATGATTTTATTTAAAAAACTTAGATGGAAAAATTTTCTATCAACTGGAAATGTTTTTACCGAAATAAATTTAGTAGATAAGAAAACAAATTTGATTATTGGTCAGAATGGAGCTGGCAAAAGCACGATTCTTGACGCCCTTACATTTTCTTTATTTGGTAAACCATTTAGAAAAATTAATAAACCGTTGCTTGTCAATAGTATCAATGACAAAGATTGTCTTACCGAAATAGAATTTGATATCGGCAAAAATCATTATCTGATACGTAGAGGAATTAAACCATCTGTGTTTGAGATATATCAAAATGGCGAAATGCTTGATCAATCAGCTTCTGCTGTTGACAATCAAAAGCAATTAGAACAAAACATTTTGAAAATGAATTATAAATCATTTACTCAGATTGTAGTTCTTGGTTCTTCTACATTTGTACCTTTCATGAGATTGCCTTTGGCATCTCGAAGAGAAATCATTGAAGACATTCTTGATATTCAAATCTTTTCGGTTATGAATGTTAACCTTAAAGAAAAGCTCAAGTTTGCTAATGATGATATTAAAGATCGTGATTATCAAATAGATCTTCTTCAAGAAAAAGTTACAATGCAAAAAAACTTTATTGTTAATCTTGATCTTCAAAATCAAAACGATATTCAAGAAAAGAACAATAAAGTTTTACATTTCACTAAACTTGAACAAGAAGTTACTAACAAACTTGAGCAACTTAACCAAGATAGAGAAGTTGTTAATGAAGAGATAAAAGAATTTTCTAATGCCACTGCTAAACTAAAAAAACTTGGAAACCTTCGTGGTAAGATTCAGCAAAAGTTTTCTGCTCACAAAAAAAAACATCAGTTCTTTACGGAAAATACTACCTGCCCTACATGTACTCAGCACATCAACGAAGACCTTCGTGATGCTAAAGTTTCTGAGATCATGGATTCGATTAAAGAACTCAAACAGGGCATGGAAGAAATGGAACTTGCAATTAAACTTGAGGAAGAACGTGAATCAAAATTTAATGATTTAAATCAAAAATGTAGTATTCTATTCAACGAAATTCAAATACAACAGTTTCAAATCAGCTCATATCAATCACAGATTCGAGATCTTCAACAAGAAATTTCTGAACTACAAAGTAATAATTCCAATCGTAATGAAGAAGATTCTAAACTTCAGGGGTTAGAAAAAGCATTACTAGAAGCTAAACATCAGTTAGCTAATGTTAAAGAAGAACGTGATTGCTTGTTAGTTGCTAATCAACTTTTAAAAGATAATGGTATTAAATCTAGAATTATACAAAAATACTTGCCTGTGATGAATAAACTCATCAATGATTATCTTCAAAATATGGATTTTTATGTGAACTTCACATTGAATGAAAGTTTTGAAGAAACAATTAAATCTAGATATAGGGACGCATTTTCTTATGAATCTTTTTCTGAAGGAGAGAAAGCTCGTATTGATATTGCTCTTCTTCTTACTTGGAGAGCTATTGCTAAACTTAAGAATAGTGTGGATACTAACCTCTTAATTCTGGATGAAATCTTTGATGGATCACTTGATCAAAATGGTACTGGAGAACTTGGATGGATTCTGAAAAACTTTGATCACAATACAAACGTGTTTGTAATTTCTCATAAAGAAGGTATGGTTGAAAAGTTTGATAAAACTATTAAATTTGAAAAACATAAAAACTTTAGTGTGTCTCGTGTGACAGTTTCTGAAGTGGACTGAGGGGGCTGGCAACAGCCCCTTTTTTGTCGTATACTGACTTCAGTTCAAAAGAAACCCATGTCTGTCAACCACGAAGTCAAAGGTCAACTTGCTAAGCTTCTCGCTACCGAAAACCTCGTTATCGAGCACAAGAAGGTGCCTACAGCATCGTTTGATGTCCTTAACCGTGTCCTCACCCTCCCGATTTGGGACAGGGCTTCTGGGGTCGTCTACGACCTTCTGGTGGGGCATGAGGTTGGTCATGCTCTTTATACTCCTAATGAAGATTGGCGAGATAAAGTTCCTCCTAATGTTCCTAAGGATTACATCAATGTAGTTGAAGATGCTCGTATTGAGAAGCTCATGAAGCGTAAGTTTCCTGGTCTGGCTCGTACCTTTTACAATGGTTATAGTGAGTTGAATCGTGATGACTTCTTTGGTATTGCCGATGAAGATCTTACAAAGATGACTTTGATTGATCGTATCAATCTTCATTTTAAAGCTGGTGCTCATGCTTGCATTCCTTTTATTGAAGAGGAACAGCACTTTCTAGAAATGATCGAAGGTGC